CTTATAACGCTTCAAGTAACACCAATGGTATTGGTGACACCACCTCAGTAATAGCAAGTGCTTATTATGCAGGAGATGCCGGAGCCGCTTTGTCTGCCGATAAGAGTAATCAGTTGGCAGGAATCGTTTTGGATTCCAAAGTGTTTATTAAAAACAATAATACAGATGAAGTTGCTAAAATACTAAACTATGATGTAAACTCATCATCGGTTGTGTTTTTAAGAGATACGATTTCCAAAGTTGATATTGATACGAGTGGTTCGGGATATCTGATACCTCCCAAGGTTGTAGTTGCTCCTTCTTCCACGGGAGAAACCGCCACCGCTCTATGCTCACTTGGAACGAATGGTAAAATAGATATAGTTGAAGTCACAGCCGTTGGTGGAGGATATAAAACAGTCCCTCCCGTTGTGACATTGGATGAAGGACCAACATCTCCTGCAATCATTCAGCCAATAGTAAATATCCTTGGAATTATTACTCAGTTAAACATCGTTGATCATGGTAAAGGGTATTGCAAAAAGCCTATTCTTTCAATTTTGAATCCTAATAGCACAGACGAGTTTAATGCTAAATTGTTATTACCTCCCTTTGATTTAAACCTGACTGATGGTTCAATAAGTAATTGGGATGCTGGAGATAGTCAGGTTGAATATTCATATGATGTGACCGCTAAGTTTTTTGGAAAGAAGGTTTCTGCTACAATAGACAGACCACAGAATGTTTATACTTTTAATTACCCTGTAGGTGCCCCTGACTCTGCAGGAATAGACTCTAATAGCAAAATATATCAGGTGTCTCCGGATTATTATGCAACTTATAATTTTACGACTAATCAGGTTTCCCGTTTTTATATACAATGGAACAATGAAACATCAGTATGGAACATTATTGATCCCATTTTTGGGTCAATATTTTATGGGCAGGCGGTGGAGGGTTTCGGCACTAAAGGAGATTCTCTACAATCAATTGTATGGTATTATGGATATAATAATACTGCTTATTGGAATCAAACCTCGAATCCAGATGATGATGGGTATCCATATGAACCACAAGACGATTTTGTCGCACCTGTTTCTTTTACATCATCACCTTGGCCAAAGGCATTGATTCCTAATTCAAACATACGTGTTATTTCTTTAAGCGAGGGTGGTTCGTTTGCTGGTTCTTCTGAAGCACTTACAGTTGTAACTGCTTATGTAAAGGCAGGATATACTCTGGTATCCCCTGGAACCTTTGGATTTAATATAATCAATCCCCAAGAAACCATCTATGAAGATATAGGCACTGAGGATCTACTGAACATGTTCAGTGTTGGTTCATTCCTTTATACACCTTCAAAGACCTTTCCTATTGTTGGAAGGGGAGAAATTAGTCCCAACGAACTTCGTCTCAGAATCATATCAAGTGATGTGACCACACTCGCCAAAGGTGTAAACATCTTATCGGACGATGATGAAGCAACATCTGATGACTCTGAAGATATTACGTCTGGTTTTCTTTCAGGAAAAATTGAGGACAACTACTTTGATCTATTTTATACTCAAAATGAACCGATAGTATATCTGGCTCCTGATAAGAGTAATCAAAGTTCTCTATCGGCTAGAATTGTAGATGAAGCATGGGTTCAGGACCTAAAAGCATTCTCTTTGGTGTATCAAGAGGAAACAGCAAAGCAGAAAGTAGAAAATTATAAAGCTGTGGATTTGGGAACTATTTCGTACAAGTCTCCAATTACGGGACTCTATACGGCTCGAAACATTGATCCTGCGGTAGGTGGTATTCCTGTCTTTATTAAACCGATGGTTCAGGGTTATGATGTTTATGGCGGAGGATTTGATGGAGGTGGTAATCGTCTTCCTGGGACAGGAAAATATCTAACAGAAGAAAGAGCTCTAAAGCATCCTGAAACAATAGAATATTTTGATACATGGAAAGTATCCATTAAATCCGATTTTTTAGTTAAAACAATTGAGACGAGAACCGCACCTGCTACACCCGTCTATACTATCTATGGCACCGGTAAAGAAAATACAAATACTAATTTTAAAATGAGGCATAGAGTGATTCCAAACAGTAATTTACCTACAATGGAACTGTTTTTGGAAGGAGACACTCAATTTAGAAATCTAAACTCTAATCAGTTTCCTTTACCCTCTGTAAAAGAATACTATAATAATCACGAGTTTTATTATGTAACGGATACCGAACACTTCTTTGATTTTAGTTATCCTACTCTTGGAGCTCTAGTAAATACCAATGGAACTATCAATTCAGCTATGGATAGTTTTTATTCTCATAGCATAACAAATATAGTTAGTAGATTAGGAGGTCAATTCGGCTTTGATGCATATGATGATGGCAAGGGAGAGATACAAATTTTTCCAGTTCCGAATACTCGTAACCAATTTTATGCTCAGTGGTTATTTTTTGAAAATCCTCCTGTTGAAACAGGGGAGGATACAGGAAATTTCCATACTATCTATTATTCTACTGGAGGTTATGGGTATACTACGAATTTCGGTGACGCCAAAATATATTACTCTACTATAGATTTAGATGGAAACGAAACTCTAGAAATTATAATTCCTGAAATATACCAGTTTTCTGTCACAAGAGTGTCATCACCTAATGTTACCTTGGAACGTCGGGCTAGTTTAAACCTAAAAATCTCTATAGGTCCAGAACCTGGTAATCTGCTTACAGGTCGTGAAACGGATACCATCGGAATGGTTAATTCAAAGGGAGACCTGAGTTCAAATACAGGTGTTAAAATAGATGGTCTTTTATCTAATATACCACCTGGCAGTTTAAATCCATTCCCTGCAGGAGGAGCCGATGGTAGAACTATACTTTACAATGGTAATGGTACTTATAAACCCTTCATGGATCTTCTTTCATATCTAGGAACAAGAACCTTTCTGCAATCAGGACAAGGAGGAACATATAACAACTATGACCCAGTTAAATTATTGAAATACGACCTCAATGACCAAACTGCTTTTATCTCCGTTCCTCTTTCCGGTAAACCTACAACTGAATATAGTATTCTGTTTTCTTTAAAAACTTATACATATTTAAATGAAGTTGTGGGAACTGAGGCATTATCAAGTCAGGATATTCAGATTGAATTTAAAACTGATTCCATCGGGCTTGCAGTTGGTAAATCAGTAAATGTTGTTCCACCTGACCCTGGTTTTATCCGCAGAGCCGAGTTTGTAAAGATTGTATCCGAAAGACCTCTTGGAATTACTTCAACATCAACATATGAAAATACATTTCTTAATTGGCTAAGAGAAACAAGACCAGCCTTATATCTCGATGCAATAAGATATTCCACTCGTGATAATACAATTAACTTTGCACTTTTAAATGATTATCTTTCCACAAAATTAGTTTTCTCCGTTGATAAAGCCAATTCAAAGGCAGGAGAATCTGTGTCTTACTATAAAGATAAAAACGGAAACATTATAGATCAAGCTCTACTTACAACTGCTCCTAATGCAGAAAGAGATTTAATTCAATACAAAAATCTGTCAGGTATTTCATCCTAATGATTAAAAAAATCGACTATCCATCTCCTCTGGTAGAAACATTACAACCGGAGGAAACATTAACTCAGGTCACAATCTATCAAGATGAACTAGAGAAAAATGATAAACGAAGAAAGATCAGAGTCATTCGTCCTGAAAGAATAAAGGACTTTGTTTCCAAGTATAGAACTCTTCTGAATGATGATCAGGGAAATTATACAGAATAATGCCTCTCAAATCGAAAAATGTCATACCGAATACGGTTTCGGTTCTTTCGCCTGAATCGTATGTCCTTGATTACATTCAGTTAATCAACCATATTTCTCTAGGTTCTGATCCCATTGATATACAGGGCATTGTGACCGAATTTTCGATCACGGAGAGTATCTATTCTCCCGGGCTTATCTTTACTTGTTCCATTAAGGATTCAGTTAACTTAATTGAAACATATAAACTCAATGGGCAGGAAGTGATTAGAGTTTCCATGCAGAGAAAGGAACCATCGGGTAACTATCAGTCTGTAAAGTTAGAGTTCTATGTTTCAGATTATCCTCTTTACTCTAAAGTTGATCAGCATACTCAGGTATACAAAATAACTGGCATTTCACCCCATGTTTTTATCTCTGATTTAAAAAATATATCGAGACCGATGAAGGGTAAAACCACTGCGGAAGAGATAAAGAAACTGGTGAATGAAGATCTAATGAGTTCGTTATCAATTAACGGTTCAGCTATATCTAAAGTAACAGGTGTGATTCCAAATCAAACTCCTATTTCAGCTATTTCATGGTTACTAGATAAAACATTTGATGACAAGTTTACTCCTTTCTTTTTCTATCAAGTTCTATCGGGGCAAATAGTTCTTCGCAGTTACCAAGACATGGTTTCTGATGAGGTATATGGAATCTATGATGATAAAAAATTAGTTATCTCGCAGGGTGGGCGCGAGGAATCTGCAGTGAATCGGTCATATCAAGAGAAGAAAAACAAAATCATAAAGATGGATTCTTCTTATAGTGTTTCTAAAATCTTTCCTGCCAAATCAGGAGCCTATGCTTCTGAGGGTGTGTTCATCGATATAGGTAAAAAAAATCTAACAAGTTTAAAGTATGCATACAAGAAGCCCGAACCAGGCACTTCTCTGAATGGTAATGAAACGGTAAAACTAGATTGGAACTATTCTATTTCACTAGATGAAACCAAATCATTAACTCAAACTACCGATGCGTATCAGGTATTCTTTAATACAAATTCTAGTTCACCACACAGTTATTCTCTTCTTGACAAAGGACCGCAGTATGGTAAGAGGATTTCTATCATTGAAAATATAGAATACATGACTCATGAATTATCTTTATATGGAGACTTCTCTCTATCATCAGGTTCAGTGATTGAGATACGAGTTGTGAAAGCAGGTGATCCACATGTCATTAGAAATTCCGAAAATGGTTCTTCTTCTTCCGATATTTACGATTCTGTTCTTTCGGGTAAATACCTAGTCACCGGTATCTCTCATATGTTCGGAGAGGACTATTATTGCCGAGTTCGTATCAAAAAGGATAGCCCATTGTTTTCACTTTCAAAATGAATTTTATTCCCGAAACCGTAACCTCTCCTCTCTTTCCACACAATGGATCCTTCTTTTGGTTTCATGGAGTCGTCGAAGATATTACCGATCCTCTTAAAAACGGAAGAGTGAAGGTAAGAGCAATTGGATACCACACTCAAAATAAAAAACAACTTCCTACTGCCGATCTTCCTTGGGCCGTTTCTTTAACACCTATCACATCGGGTTCAATTAAGGGAGTGGGTATTTCTGCTACCGGACTTAAAGTTGGTTCTTGGGTTCTTGGATTCTTTAGAGACGGTTCTTCTGCACAGGAGCCAGTGATTCTAGGATCCTTTCAGACATCTACGGATGGAGTCGATGATATACCCGTTGCTGCCAAAACAAATTATCCCTTTAGGTCTGTTATTCGTACCGAGAGTGGCCATGAGATTATTCTGGACGATAAAAGTGGCAGTGAAATTATAAAGATTCAGCATAAGAGTGGTTCAAGTATTACCTTTCAAACCAATGGTGATATTGACATTACGGCCGGTGGTAATGTCAATGTTAAGGCCGGTGTTAATGTCAAGGTTACTGGAACTCGAATTGATCTCAATTAACTTTTATAAATAAGCTAATGGCTGTTCCTGCTTTCAACATCTCGGATTTTAATGGTAAGGATACTAACTCTAGAGTTGCTTATAAGTCTCTGTATTCAGATTTGGATCTTAAGTTCCTTAAACATCCTGTTAAAAGAGATATAGTTCCTCTCATCGACATTGATGCAGTAAAGAATTCAGTAAAGAATCTCATACTTACAAATTTCTACGAAAGGCCTTTCAAACCGTTTTTGGGTTCGGACCTTTCAGCTCTACTGTTTGAAAATGCAACTGTATTCACTGCTCACAAACTAAGAACTCAAATAATGAGGGTGCTTGAGGAGTTTGAACCAAGAGTAATAGATATTGCAATTCAGATATTTGATAATGCGGATGCAAATGAATACAATATCACCATAGGTTTTACAATTATAGGAATAAATAGAACCGAAGAGATCAACCTATTCCTTAGAAGACTTAGATAATTTTATGGCACAAAAGCTAACAGTTACCGAATTAGATTACGATGCAATTCGTTCTAATATAAAAGCATACTTTACAAGAGAGGGTTCGGCCTTTAAGGACTGGGACTTTGAAGGTTCGGGCCTTGCAAATATTCTCGACGTTCTTGCTTACAATACTCATTATAATGCCATGTTGGCTCACATGACTTTGAATGAGGGCTTTATTGATACCGCTCAGATTAGAGAATCGGTTGTTTCTCATGCAAAGCTTTTGGGATATACTCCTAAATCCAAAAGAGCTTCTACTGCAGTGATTAACGCTTTCTTTTACGCTTCTAGTTCGCCAGTAGACAAATTGATTCTTCCTCGCGGCACAAAGTTTAAAACAACCTTTAATGGAACCGACTATACTTTTGTTACGACTGAGGCAAACATTGCCTCTCGAGTTCCTGCCAC